TTAATGTATACTGATATAAAATTCATTAGCAGTTACATAGTATGTTTTACCTTTGCTATTGTGTACTTTATATTGTGGTGAACCATTAACAGTTACCTTCGCATCAATTGTAAATCCTAATCCTACATCTACAGAACCAGCCACATCTTTGTCCTGCCAAGATGGAGCATCATAGAATCGTAGATTGTTAACCTTAGATACAACCCGTTTCCCTACAATAGATGAATCCACTGTACTCTTCTTACTAAACTTCACATAAGAAGGATCGTTCTTAATCCACTGATTTCCACCAAGATTTAACCAACCATCCTTTTCAGCCCATACAACATAAGATTCGGGTTTATTTAACTGACGAATCTTAGAATAGCTTGTATCTGGTCCTTTACGTAAATTAACGTTGTAGCCTTCAATATAAGCAATACCATTTGTTACTGCTGTCGGTACTTCTGCTGGTTTAGATGGCTTATCAGGAACAGAAACGTCCACGCTGCTAGAATTATTGTATGATCGTTGTACATCTGCTCTAAATTGAGCTTCTGAAACGCCATGAGACTTTAAGTAGTCAATTGGATCTTCATGATCTGTACCGCCAAGATGATGAGTTACATCGCTATGCGTCCACAATCCTTTTTCTACAGATATCTTGTTATCTTTCAAGATTTTCGCTAAAATTTTTACATACTTTTCATAAGAACGCTTGAATTTTGCATAGTCCGCTGTTTCGCATAATTCAACGTGGACAAAGCGCTTATTCGCAGCAGGACCGCCGCCATATGCAATGTACTTTGTATCCGCGATTTGGATTGTTTCATTCCAGTCAACCGCATAGTGAACAAATGCGTTTCTCCATGTACGAGACTCATATTTTTGAATGTTAATAGCTGGAGCTTCTGGAGTTGCTGTAGAATGAGCTACAACGCCCTCATATGCACCCACGCCATAACGGTATGGTTGTTTAGGTAAATCAGGAATAATAAGCGTTCTATCAGCAAAAGCACTTGTTGCAATAGATAAAACTAAAATAACCGCAAAGACTACAGAAGAAATATGTTTTAATGTCTTTTTCATTTTTCATCAACATCCTTTTTCATAATTTTTGTGTGATCAAATAATCCACTTGCTGACAGTCCAATGATGATTCCTTGAAATACATTTGTTTTTATATCTCCACCCAAAAATAAAACGCCTAGCACAATGCCAAGCGTTACATTCAATAGCGGAACATATTTTGTTTGTAATCCAATTGTTTTGCCAATTTGTGAAAGACCAACTACAATGCCAATTATTACTGTAATTTCAAACATTACATACCACCTCCTTTCAGTAAGAAAGTCAGTGCTGCCCCAACAAGTCCACCCACAATAAGTCGTAATATCCAGGTAGTATTGGCGCCGATCTTATCTAACTGTTTAGTGATATTAATAATGTCTTTTTCGTTACCTGTCGTTCGCATTTCTAAGGTTTTAATTTCCAAACGAATGTCTTTGATATCTTGTTTTATTTCTTGAACATCACTTTTGATATCTTGTAACCCTTCCACTTTGACCACCTCATTTCAAAATAAAAAGAGCAGCAAAATCGCTCCTCTTTGTTAGAAAAACCGTATTTTATTCAAAATTAAAAACAGCTCATGGCTGTCCTACTTATTTAAACGTATTTAGTTAATATTGATCTGCTGATAATGCTTCTTCTATCATTCTATTTTCTACTTCTTCCACATGTTCAAGTGTTACTTCATCAGAAGCCCCTGGTCTCTTTCCAGTTAGCTTTACATAATCTTCGGCACAGATAAGGCTTACTTTACCGAAAAGCTCAATCTCGTAAACTCTGCCGCCCTTATTACATAAATTACATGAAGTAGCAATCCGCATATTCAACGTGCCATCAGGAAGTCCCCAAACTTCAACTTTTGTATCTTCCTTGATACCGCAAAATTCTAGCATATCGTTTGGAATGCTAACGGTGACTTGATTTTCACCTTTCTTCAAATCAACTACTCTACCTAAGAATGGTGACTGTTCATTAGGTGGCATTGGACGCATAAATTTGTCTGGATTCATACTCATCTCCCTCTCTATGTTCTAGAAGTCATATTTGTGAAATCAACATAATTCCATCTACCATCATGGAAATACCACCCTAAACCTAAGCTACCATTTGTATAATGAATAGAACCTGCATTAGCACCAAAGTATCCACCACATACGTTAATCCCATTACATTCAATTGATTGTGTCGTTGCAACAGGATCTTTTGATTCAATTCGGAATCTATTTTCATTGTTGTAAATGTGACCGATGTAACTTCTACGTTCTCCACCGCCACGGGGATAAAAACTGAGTCCCGCACGATCATCTCCAACGAGTGCCATCATTTCGCCATTGCTTATGATTTCAAGTGGCGCATTCATATAATTCCATTTGTTCACATGATTGTGGTAAATAACATTATCTTTTGTACCAAGTGCAATTGTAGAAAAAGGCAGTGTTCCGTTTACGAGTTCTCCATGTGTTGTATCCCAGTTATAAACGGAAGGAACGTCACCTTCCACCAACTGAACACCTGATACAGCAATTGCTTGCATATTATTTAAGAGCCCCTCGCCAAATAAATCAATATAAACATAACCATTTCCTTCTACATAGTTACTCGGCACAGTGAAGGTTAAAGCGTATCTTACTATTTTCCCAGTTTGAATGCTTGGTGCATCGTAAGTTTTTGATGCTCGTCCAAGCTCCACGGGAGTGTCACCGTTATATTTACCGAATACCGCTCTCATGATTGGCTTGTTTGTAATGTTTACACGATTATCATTGGTAGTTGCTCTGAAATGAGCCGACAATGTGTATTTCTTACCTGGTTTTACACCATCAAATAATGTAAAACGAATCCAGTTTCCTAAATCTATCCGCAACGGATTAACCATTGGCTCATAATTATTAACCACTGGTTTCTCAATATATGGATTAGACATAATTGTCCATGTAGGACTGTATTCAATCTTCAAAAAATAATTATTAAAATTCTTAAAAGAAATGTGTGAAAAGTCATGATCTGGAATGAGATTCTTCCTTGGTGTTACTGAAAATTTCTGCCCACGCTCATCTTCAAAAAAGAAGTCAGCCATTTTTGCTGTAATACCATTTTTATCAATCGTTACTTTATCACCACTGATTTTAATGACATCAGCGTTGATTCCTTTTGCTGTTAGCCATTTCACAACTGTATCTGCATTTATATCTAACTTTGAAACACTAATAGAAATCTTTTCGGCTGTCTGGTTAATAGCCGAGATAATATCGCCTTTTTGGACGGTACTAGTAATCGCTTTTTCAGTTACCTCAATACGTCCCTCTTGTTTTTCCACATACGCTTTATCCGCATATCTTCCGTCAGCCTGTTGTTTTGTATATACTTCGTTTTTTACTGCAGCAAGTTTAATTCCCTCCGTATTGGCGGAAATAAGGCGCTCTAATTCAGTTGTTTTCTTGTTGTAATCTTGCGTAGCTACTTTTTTAGATATTTCTCCCATTAAATCTTGAGCATTTTTTGTAACAGTATTCTTCAACTCAGGAATTCGAAAACCGCCAACGTAGTCTTCTACTTGCTTAATTTCTACTTTAGCCTTAATTGCTTGTGCTTGCTGCTCTATCTTTGTGTTAGCATCAGTAATCTGTTTTCCTTGTGTAGTTTGTGTTTGCGTCAATTGGTTAACTGAAGTAGAAAGACCGCTTGCTGTTTGTTCCACATTACTCATACGCTTTTCAAATCCAACTTGACTGTTTTGAACATTTGATACAGTAGTTTTAACGCCTTCCACACTTTTTTCAATCTCAGTTGTTCTCTTGGTGAATTCATCATTTGTTACTTGGTCTTCTGGGGCTGGTGTCCATCCTGTGGCTTTGTTCCCCTTTTCAAGTTTAAAGTTTTGAATAATGATTTTAGTTGTTTTAGCATCTATCCCCCAAAATTCCAATCTTGCTTGTCCATTGTTACTAGGAATCTCTTGAATTTTAGTTGTGTAAGTAACCCGTTGGAAATCTTTATTTATGCCTGTTAATACTTTTTGAGCGAAAGTATATTTTGGAGAGCCATTAGAACCATAAAATTGAATCCTTCCCTCAGTGTTATCATTCGTGATAATTTTCACGTCGAAACTGAAGGTTACGGTTTGCTCAACTAAAGTACTAAACAATGAATTTAAGTTATTTTTAAATATTCCATATGCCGAATTTGAAGCTACTTGTGTTGTTTCCCAATATTGCGTGTCTGATATTAAATTACGCACTCCTATTTCTTGCTCATCAAATTTCTTTTCTACGCTTGTTAACTTCTCATTAATCTTTCCGGCTTGTTCTTTAATTTCAGTTGTTGTTTTCTTCAGATCATTTGCAGTTTGTTGCACATCAGATATCGTCTTTTTTGTGCCGTCCACAGTTTGCTCAACTGTATTTAATTTATTGCTGATATCAGTATCTTTTTTAGTTAGCGATTCAATAGAAGTTTTAAATCCATCTGCGGTTTGCTCGGATTTAGTAATACGCTCACTGATCTTGCCTTGTTCAGTTTGTATATTGGTAACTTTTTTTGAAACCCCAGTAACAGTTTCTTCTATTGCTGTTGTCTTTTTGGTAAAGTCTGTAGCTGTTTGGTTTACTTTAGAATCCACTTGTGAAATGGTACGTGTATTACCATCAGCAGTTTGTTTCGCTTCATTAGCAGTTTTTGAAACTTGTGTTAGGTTATTACCTAAATCAATAACGCTTTGTTTCTCTGCTTTTGATTTGATATCTTCATTTGTTTGTTCAAAGGATGTACTGATTTCTTGGAACTTCTGAACATTCCCTTGTTTATCAGTTTCATAGATTTGTTTCCCGATAAAGCCATCTTTAATTTCATCTTTCGTATAAACACCGGATTTATCTGCTTTATCTTTTAATTGGGTATTAATCCATGTTTGATCTACTTTGTCATTAACTTGTTTTTGAACATCAACTATTTGCTTAACTATTTCTTGCGCTTTACCTTCCACACTTTGAACCTTTTCATTTAATTCGCTTTTTGTAGCCTCAATATCTTTGCTTACCTGTGCCAATGTTTCTTTCTTAACGGATTCCACATCAGGAACAACAGGATCCCATTTGCCATCCTTCCACAATTTCAGAATACCAGGCTTACCTTTGCTGATATCTTGCCACAAAGTTTTTCTATCCTTTAAGTTTTCTGTTGGTGGATTTACGCCTTCAATAATATCAACGGTATTATTCTTCAAGTTTTCAGCCACTTGTTCAGCGATTTTCTTTGCTGCTTCCGATTCTTTTCGAATAACTTCTGTTTCTGTTACATTTTCTTGAAGTTTCTTATCTAACATATCTAGTAATTCTTTAGATGCTTTATTTGATAAGCTACCCATGATTTGTGCGTATAACCTATCGATAAGACTTCGTGTATCTTTAATTTCACGATAATTACCAAAGATATATTTATCTTTCGATGAATCAGTGTCACATTCATCTGCTGCTATTAATCTAGCTTCTAAGAAAAGTGGTGGACTAAACCCGATATCTTTTATTCGTACCGTATCGCCTTTACGAACCGCTTCATGAGATAAACCAAATACTTCTTCCAGCGCTACTGCATTTACTTCATATGAAGTAGAGCTATCAATTCGCTTCTTTAATTCTGCTTCTGTTAATTGTTTGAGTCTTTGCTTCGTCATACCTTGGTCTTCTGTTTGTGGTGAATAAATATCAAATAAATGCTTACCATCTTTCGACCAACGTTGCAGAGCATCATTATTTCCTACATAAAGTTTGCCATTGTTTATTTCTTCAAATGTGAGAAATTCACCAGTTTCATTAATTTGTGGACCAACACCTACAAGAGCAGTTACTACATCTTGACTATTCTCAATACGCCGGATACCTTGTACATCTTTTCCTAACAAGAATTCTTTTCCGTTGTCACGTCCTACTTTTTTTATTACATCTACATAACGACCGACAATAAAAGATCCCATTATTTCTGTTCTAAAACGAATCTCAAGTTCAAACGTAGATGCAATTTGTTTTAAGAGATCAAGCGGATTTGTAAAATCCTTAATATGAATGGTACGTATACCAACAAACTCAGTAATCCCACGTTTCCACTCTGTACCTTGTAAAGCAAAGTCTGTAGATTCGTTGACTGTAGTAGCTTGCAAAGTTTGTGGTTTAATTACAGTCGCTTTCTTTAGTTTTGTATGTTCACCAAGTGTATAAATCTTTTTCGAACGACCTGTTGTATCTTGTTCTACTTCTGTAATAATGTATGAAACAAAAGTACCGTCACGAGTTTGTTTAACGACAAGGTTCTGTTGTATAAGTGATGCCGCTATCTTTATACCATCAGCTGTTGTGAACTCAAATTTATCTTTGTTATCTTTAAGTTCCCATTGGCGTAAATCATCCCAATAATCCTGTTCTTTGATAACACCTATGATTTGTTCTGTTTTAAAATCCACAATGTGTAATAGATTATTTGCTTTGCTCATCTGTAACGCTCCCTATACGTGACATCTACCTGTCCAATGTTGTTTGGGGATATTTCGATTTCATTCTTTCCTTTTTCAATACGTATATAGTCACTCATAAAATCCTTTATATTTATCGCGTCTGCTCCGTTAATACGAATACTGGCATCGGATGAATCGATTTCTACAAGATCTCCTTTTTGAACAATATAAGGTATTTGACGTTCTGTATTGCTATTCACTTTTTGTACTTTAATATCGTGTACAGCTGCAATCAATGATGGTGCGTCATTAAATGAGCATATATGCACAACAATTTGAGCGACTTTTTTCATAAAGCTATTGCCTGTATCGTACCATTGGGCAAATTTTTCTGTATGGTAATTTCCTTTTTCATCGATTAAAGCAATATCCCCTTGCCAATAGTTTCCCACTCGTGCAATGTGTAGACGTCCATAAAAATCATTCCATGTTGTACGATAATAACCCGTTTCCGCTATAATCAAATGATTGTAGTCACCGTTTCCCGCCATAACTTCACCAAAATTCTCGCTAGAATTTCTATATGCATCAAACATACCTACTTTTCCGACTACAACGCTGTTTTCATCTAATAAATAAAGTTCTACACGTCCCATAGTTGCAGGGTTTAAGTTTCGACATTCAACTATTGCATCAAGTGTGAAATCTTGTAGCGGTCCACCTGTAATACTTCTTTTCACTGCTGGTCCGTGCCAAAATTGCCCTTGACCGTAATCAGATGGCATGATGCGTGCACCATCCGCTATCATTTTCCCTGCTACGATTCCGTAATCTGAAACGAAATCTTTTCCCACTTCCGTCCAACCCACTAGAGAATTCGCTTTATCATGCATAACCAATTCATACCGACTTATTGGCGTTTCATCTATCTTAACTGGGTATCCTATACGAAAATGTTGACCTCCATTTTTATTTATAATATCGATGAATGTGGACGGATTCTCTACCTGTATCTTGAATTTCGGTTCTGAAAATACACTTCCCTCATTCAAAGCATCCATTTTAATAATATTATTTGGTTCTAGTTTTGCTTTTGCATTTCGAATTGGTCCTAATTTATATGGCATTGGGCAAATAAATTTTAAAGTACCTTTTCCCAGACTTACAAAATCATCAACATTAAAATCTTCATCAACAACAGCTATATATGTTCTATCTGGTTTTACATCAAAAACTAACTCGACAGGTTGTTCTGTAATTAACCAATCTGCTATTTCTTCTTTTAAAGTTTCTAAGTCCGTTCCATCTGGAACAATAATTCCTACAGGTACAGGAAGTGGACGTGGATCGGTTTCTGTACCTAATAATCTTGCACCTGGATATCCAGGTGTTTTTAAAAAATTCCGTTTTAGAGGTGCCCATGTTGGTGGACTCCATCCTTTTTCTATTTGAATGTATTCCTTGCGTTGTTTATTAAAAGTAAAAGTACTCATTTTAACACCTCGTTTCTCTATAAAATAAAAGAAACCCAAACCTAAAAGGCTGAGTCTCTTTGTTTTTCTCTTTCTTGGTACTCGGTTGTATATCGATACGTACCACGCGCCACATCTCGCCCCTCTATAACAACAGGAACTTCAACAACCAAATCACCACCAAGCATCGGAATTGCTCCGTCACCAGATGATCCAAATGAGTTATTAAATACTTGATTTGATACACTACTTGTCATAGCCTGTTTACTATTTGACATATTTCCATACACACCACTCATGACAGTCTTTAATCCTGATAATTGGCTGACAGAACTAGCCATCATACGGCTCATGTCACCCATTAATTGATTTATTTCGCCTGGCATAGCAAATTGTTCTCGTGGCATGGCTGCTACGATTCCAGCACCAATAGCTCCAAGTGTCTTTTTATTAAGCGGAAGCACCGCTTCGTCCCCCGCTTCTCCTGCTGCTTGATAACGTCCATTATTCATCCCAAAGATAGTCGGCTTAGTGAAGATACCACCTTTTGCACGCCAATCAATATTAATTCCTGATGGATAAGTAACATCTTTACCTAAAACGTTTTTCGTACTTGTTTGTAAACTAAAGTGTGGAAGAGGTGGCATTTCAGGCTTTGGAATTTTTAATTTTAAATCACTAAAGAATCCCTTAATCTTCCCAATAAATTCTTCTACCTTACCAACTGCTTCTTTGATTGGATCGATGATGTTACGTTTAGCCGCATCGAATTTTTCTTGTGCTGCATTCTTTACAGCATCAAATTTTTCTTTCGCTGAATTATATAGATCAGTAAATTTTTGTTTGGCTTGATTATACGTTTCAGTTACTGGATTAATTACGTATTGTTTCACTAAATTCCAAGCTGTAAGTGTATAAGATTTTATCGTTTCCCAATTACTTAATATCCAATTAGCTAAATCTCCAAGTTTTTGCTTGGTTGTATTCCACAACTCTTGGACAGGTTGAATAACATACTGTTTTACCAAACTCCACGCTGCTGATGTATATGATTTTATTGTCTCCCATTGTGAATTTAGCCATGAAACTAAATCACTGAACTTTTCTTTTACTAAGTTCCAAGTGTCTACGACTGGTTGAATGATATATTGCTTAAATAATCCCCAGGCTACTTGTGCCACAGCTTTTGCAATTTCCCATTGTGTACCAAGCCAAGTAACCATTTCACTGATTGTTGTACTCACCCAATTGTAAGCCTCTTGAATTGGTTGAATAATATATTGGCTTATAGCTGCCCAAGCGATTTGCGCTCCTGCCTGAATAAGTAGCCAACCTGCTTCTAAAACTGTTGCGATAAATGAAATGATTGGATCTAAAACGGTAACAATGGTATTCCAAGTATCTTGCCAAGCTTGTACGAGTGTTCCCCACAATTCGGAAGCCGTTGTAACTAAAGAAGTCCACCAGGAAGACGCTGTTTCCACAATTCCGGACCATAAGTTACTAAAGAATTCGCCTATCGGATCAAAGAAACTATGCATCATTTCTGTGAATGAAGCCCAAGCTCCAGAAAAGAATTCAACAATCGAACTCCATGCACTGCTGCATACCTCACCTATCCCTGTCCATAAATCGCTAAAAAACTGACCTATTGGATCAAAGAATGCATGCATTGTTTCTAAAAATGAATTCCAAGCTTCACTGGATGATTGCACGATACCGTCCCAAACTCCTACTAAATATTCCGTAATAGAATCCCAAGTATCTATAATCCATTGTTTAATATCATCAAAGTTTTTATAAATCGCAATACCTATGGCTGCTATAGCGGCTATGATAAGGGGAATAGCCGCAACAAACCCAGCCGCTGCAGCCGCTCCAATCCCGAAGATACTCATGACCGTCACAACTATAGGCGCAAGTGCCATAATCGCACCGGAAATCACACCGATAGCTACTCCGATAGTCGCTAATGTCGCTGCTAATTCTGGATTATTAGAAATCCATTCAGCGAATTTAGAGACTAGATCTGCTACAACTCCAAGAACTGGTTTCAGCGCCATCTGTAAATCACCCATTGCTTTTTGAAATTTAACCGCTGGACTTGCATCCATTTTTTTAATAGATTCATTCAATTTATCCTGATTCTTCTGGAAGTCTACGGTTTTTTCTGAAGCACTTATTAAAGTGTTAGTTAAATTTTGTCCTTGGTCTTCAAACATAGTGGCTAGAACTTTAACCCCCACTTGATTTCTTTTTACTGGATCTTCTATCCCTTCAATTGCTTTAGCTACTTCTACCATAGCTTTCGAACCATCACTTCCACCTTTAGCGACAGCTGCACCCCACTTTTCTATTTGTTCTGTGGCAATCCCAGAGCCATCTAGCGCTTCTTTCAAAGCCTTATCCGCACCTTGAGCAAATTCAGTTAATTGAATCCTTCCTTCTTTAAGCCCATCTAAGAGATTATCAATCATTTATATTCAACGTGATTCGCAACGTCACGCCCGTTCTCTTATGAACTGCTATACGTCACCGCATAGATTAGACTATATCTTCAACTACTTGAGTTGCTCCCCGTTTCGAGTGCCATTTGCTTACACCCTACGTCTTTCGACTAGTCGTTGCACGTTCCTTAATTAAAAGGCTTCGCTCAGTATTGTCTCATTTGAGAGTTTCACTGAATTAAAGGAGTTTTTCATTGTATGTCACCATACAAGGGAACTATAATCTAATTCCAACTACCTGTTTCAACACCTGCTTCCATAATCGCTTGGACTTCTTCAGCCTTAAAACCTGCACGAGTCAGCTGACTTCCGTATTCGGCAATGATATCTAGTTGTTCTGGTGGAAATCCCATTTTTAACAACGCATCAACCATACCAAGGGCACTATCTTGAGTTATCCCTAATTCATTTCCTATTTCATATGTTTCTTGGATTAACTCTGTAAAATCTATACCTTCATAAGATGTTGCAATTACCGCTGCCCCTTTTACTATAGATGCGTTAGCTTCATCGCTAATATTTTTATTTAAAGCCCATTGCCTGCGCACTCCCTCTAAAGATGCTTCAGCATCAACTCCATAAGTAGTGACACCTCTAATAGCTTCTTCTACTGACTTTTTGGAGGACTCGGGTACATCGAAAGTAATATCAATTTTTGTTTTTAGCTTAGACATATCAAGTGCTTTTTCAATTGTTCCGGCAATTCCACCACCAGCAACCATTGCTCCAAGAACATTTTCTAAGCCAATATCTAATTCTTGAAATTCTCTTTGCGTTCTTTGAGCTTCTTGTTGTAAGTCTCGTAATTCGTTTCGTACTTGTTGTATTGAATTACCAGCATCCACAGATCGTAATGCTCTTTGTAATTTTTCAATATCCGCTTCAGTTCCTAATGCTTCACGACCAATAATCCCAATTGCTTGCTCTAATTGGCGACTTGTAGCTGTTCCACTTTTAATTGCATTCACAAGACGATTTCCTAATGCCCCGGCAAAATCATCAACGCTTTTTCCTGTAGCTCTAAACAATGTTTCTAATTGCCTTGTGGAACTTGCTACATTCTCTTGCTCAGCTTTCATGTTTCCTAGTTTATTTTTAAGACCATTAAGTGACCCTTCTGTAAATTCAATTTCACGTCTGAAAGCACGATATTGTTCTTCAGAAATTTTACCGTTTCGAAATTGAGCCTGTACTTGTTGTTCCGCTGCCTTCAATTTATCGAGCTTTTGTGTTGTATTTTCAATTTGTTGTGTAAGTAACTTTTGTTTTTGGGCCAAAGCTTCCACGTTACCTGGATCAAATTTTAAAAGGCGCTCAACATCTTTTAATTCTTTAGCCAAAGCATCACTTTGTTTATTTACATCTTTTAAAGCATTTTGTAACGGTTGAGTATTCCCGCCGATTTCTATCGTAATCCCTTTAATTCTTCCTGCCATTTTCTCACCTCATTTCTTAGAATGAATCAAAGTCTTTTTGATTTGCTTTTCTAACTTTTTCTTTGTCTGGGTTCTCCATTTCAGCAAACTCAGCGATGTAATCAAAACAATCACCGATTGTCATGGTTTCTAAATCCCAATGCGTTAATTTTGCTTTATAACAAAGAGCAAGGAACAAATCAGTGGTTAATTCTTCATCACTGAATGTCCCTTGCTTTTCATCATTTCCTGTTATTTTTTTTTTGCTCCCATAGTGACTTGAACTAGTTCCATTATTTCTGGCATGATTTCTTCAATTGGGAATTCTTCAAATTCATCCAGCCACGTCATAGGATCAGGGATATTTGAATCAGCTGTTTTAGCGAATAACCAAGTCAAATCATAAACAAGCTCAAAGTCCACTTTACTTAAATCAAGATTAGTTGTATCGATAGGTTGTTGTGATCCATCTGGTGAAGTTAAGGTACTAATTGCTCCTAGCCCCATCATATCTGCAAATAAATTACGTCTGAATTGTGCTTTATATCGTTTAACTGTTGCTGCTGTACTTTTTAATCTGACTTGTTTTCCGTCTATTGTAATTGTCTTTTCCATTTACTATTACGCTCCTTTTGGTGTTGCTGGCTTTTTAACGTACACTTCTTTGTACCAGTTATCGTAAATCGCTTGCGTTGTTTTAGAAGTTGTTTTTGTTTTAACCATTGGTCTTCCACCAGCCGCTAAAACAATTGGACTAGAAACAAATTTCAATTCATTTGTATTCGGTTCAGCTGAATTTGTCTTTGTTTTAGATGCGATTGTCGGACGACTTGCTGCACAGTTATACATAACATGTCGCGTTGCGTTCACATCGCCATCGAATTCAAATAGTAAGGCAAATGATTTCCCTTTGGCATCGGCTAATTCGTTTAATACACCGTCTGTTTCATCTAATTGCTCGCCTAATGCATCGATAGCAAATTGCTCTGGAATAGTCGCAATTGATAGCGTTCCATCGTAACCTTGGTTATTACTTGCTGCATAGTAAAGCATGTCATCTGCATAGAACTCAATTAAATCACCACGTGGTTCAAAAGTTAATTCAACTCCACCAGGTAGTGGTATTGGTGTATCAAATTTCACTAAAAAATCTTGAACATCATATGGAACGTAATGTACATTCTTCAGACCAAACGTAACTTTATTTTCTTTATTCACTTACATCAACCTCGTTTCATAAATTTGTTGATACATTTTTTCAGATTCAATAAAAGTCCCATACGATTCATAAGTAATTTCATGATCGTCTAGGACTTTTTCAAGTTTGGCTTCTGCAACTAAGTCTTTTTTAATTGTGTAAAGTTCTATATTTAAATCATTTATCTTGTGATAGACCTTGTTATCAGCCATTAAATTTGCTGATCCATCCACAAGAAAACAAATATAAGGTGGCGTTGGAACTGAATTACCTGGCGTTGCTGTAAAATGCGAATAAGCCACAGGATAACCGGTAGCTTCAAGAATTTTTGTTAATTCACCTAATGTCATTGCCCGACCGCCCTTTCGATACGTCTTGACAATTCGTCAATTACATACTCTTCAACTGGACGAATATGAACTTGTGCTGGAACTCGACCACCACCGACTTTCGCATGTCCCTTTTCTAAAAGATGCGTTAATTGTCCTTGCGTATTATGGAGAATAACACCATTACCTTCTTTTTTCTTACGCCATCCTTTACGATAAGCACCTGTTTTTTTAGGGCTTCCTTGCTTTAACTTACCAACAGCAATATCTCCCACTTCATCAATTTCATTTTCTAAGTTTTCTTCCACAACACGTGCATATCTTTGTAATTCTCTAGCAAGATCACTCGCAAAATCATTCATATCAAGTATGCTCCTTTGCGATAATAGTCAATGTTTGATACATTTCATCGTCATTCATTGGCGGTTCGATAATATCAAAGATGCGATTCTTCATTTTGATCCGCATTTCTTCTGTAATTCCCGATGTATAAGGGATTACAAAACGATAAATCCGAGTAGCTTGTGAAGCTGAAGCTTCAATATACTCAGAACCTTTTACCGTTTTTATCATTGCCCATGCTTTTTTTACTTCTTGCCAATCTGTTTCAATTGGCTGATTTAATTCATCTTTTATTACTACAGGTTGTTCGATGATAATTCGATTTCTACAATCTCCTGTATTCAGCGGTTTCTTGTACTGAAAAGGACGCATGTTAATCACCGTCCAATTTAATTTCTTCTAAAGCTTTTGCGATGCCAAAACTATTAATTTCAGTTAAAAAGTTCTTAGAAAAATACTCAAGTGCATCATTATAAACATAACGAGAACGCTCAAAAACTAATTCTTTGAACGTCTCATCTTCGTTTATGTCATACGCTCCACAATCTTTTATTAAAGCTTTTGTGGATGCAGAAAGGATGCGCTTTAGGTTATCATCTTCCTCATCCCCTAAGTGCATCCTATCTTTAAATTGCTGTAATATTTCATTTGAGATTACTATTTCCATTCAAATCACCCTTAGCTTACTGGAGTTTTAGGGACGAAAGAAATTTTTAAATCATAAACAAGAGCTGCTTTATTATCTTTTGGTTTACCGTTAGCAAACTGTTTGATTGTATAAAGCGTAGCATCTTCAATTGCTAATGTTTGATCAAACTTTTTAAGCTTATATCCGCCAGCAATCGCTGCAAGATATTGTCCTTTTACAAAGAATAATGCTTTTCCAACTGGAACTTCTTCAGATTCAGCAGTTTGGATGTTATAAGGTAACGCCATTACCCATTGACCATTTGGAGTTTGAATTGTGTTACGTGCTTGTACACCGATTGCATCCACAGGATTCACAACCATCACAATTTTATTTAATACTTTACGAGATTTTCCTTTTCCATCAACAGATAAAGCTTTTACCACTTCGTAAAGTTCACCAGCAATTACTTCGCCATGTTCAGAAGGAGCAAATGTTAAAGTTCCAGATGATTTTTTATCAGTAACAGCGCCTGTAGTTGCATTTACATCTTTCATTAAACCTACAGGTTGATGTGCTACAGCTCCACCACCATTTACAAAACCAAACTCTAAACCTACTGAATAAGATTCTACTAATAAAGTTCGAACATAACGTTCAACCCATTCCGGCCCAAGTTCTAACATATCGTTCGGAATAGCAGCAAATGCAGTTAATTTAAGTTGACCAATTTGTTCTTGTCTAAATGCTGCATTAATTTGTCCTTTGATTTCACCGAATAATTCGCCCCAAGCATACGCTTTTGTCGCATCAGAATAAATAAATTTTGTAACTGCACCTAGATCTTGTAGACCTAAAGCATCAAGCAATGGATGTTCTTTAACTAAATCTTCAAATACGCGTTCTTGTGTAGTTACCGGAAGGATTGAACCGTCTTTAAATCCACCTTCTTGTACAACTGCATTGAAGAATTTTGTTTCTGCTGCTGTTAATACATTTTGACCGCGTTGTTGAAGAATAGAACGATCTAACATTTCATCATTTACTTGGTTACGGACTGTGTTAATTACATCCGTTTGCATCGCATCAAAGAAGCCTTCAAATGCTGCTGTTTGTTCTTGCTCTGTACTCTCTGCATTAGTTAAAGCATCCGTTAACTTTGTTTTCGCCTTATTGAATGCTTCAGACTTATTAAATTTAATCGTCATTATGTGTTTCCCCCATTTTTTATAATTTTATATTTTTATATTTTTATAAATTTATAAATTTAAAAGGAGCCCTTTAATCCCACTGTTTTTTACAGGTTTAGGATTCGGCTCCTTTGGTTGTTCTTCTATATTGTTTTGTAAATCATTCAGGATTTCGTTTTTTAACCCTGATAACGCTGCGTTTAAATCTTCTTTTGTAATCCCTTGGCCTTTGTTCATTGTTCCATTTCTAAAACCATCGATTACTTTCTGTGGAAGCATGGCAGAAGTCGCAGTTGAAGCTGTCATTTTAACCTGATTATCCATAAACATGATTTCATCCACAAAATTATTTTCTAATGCTTGTTGTGGACCCATCCAAGTTTCTTCAGCCATCATATTAAGTAGTTCCTCTTCTGATTTCCCACTTTTAATGACATAGGCGTTTACAATCGCTCGATCTGTTGTTTTCAACATCTCAGCAGCCTTTTCCATATCACGATGATCTCCACCATTCCACATAGAAGCATTGTGAATCATAATTTGAGCTGTTGGAGAGATTCGAACTTTATCAGCACCCATCGCAATGAATGATGCTGCACTTGCCGCCAACCCAACAATTTGAGCTTCCACATGACCAGGATAATTTTTTAATGCTGTGTAAATCTCTGAACCTTCATTTACATAACCGCCGGGACTATTAATTGATACAACTAAGTCATCGCCATTTGCTTCATCAAGCGCTTTTGAAATCTTACCTGGGCTTGTAGCATCCATTTCAAACCAATCATAAATCCAAGCTTCATCATTAGAAATAATTGGCCCTTTAACGTCAATTTTCACCGTCATTTTCTTTCTCACCTCCTTCAGTTAAATGAGTTTCTGTATAGTTTTTGGTAATATAATGTTTGTTTAAATTCGGATCATTTGAAATATCATATCCTACTTCCAATCTAAGCTCATTACCTGTGAATGCACTAGAAGAAATGAGTTTATCGATACTTTCAGCAAGCTCAAATATACTCTGATAAGAAACGGATTTAATTTCAATTTTTTGACCTAAAAGATACTCTTCTTTTTCAAAAAATTTAACGTTTGCTTCATCTGAAATCTTTTTTAATAATGGTTTCACTGTGAAAAGCATATAATTTTTCGTTTGCTTCTCTACATCAGCCATTTCGCCATATAACAAAGCGGTCGGAATACCAAAAGCCATAGCTACTTGATTTAGAAAGCCATTCGTTACTTTGTTTATTTCATCCACACTTTGACCAGAATTTACACCACCTGATGTTTCTTCGTATTTAAATCCTGGTTGTTGTGGAATAATAGCAATATCATTTTCTCCAACAGCTTTATACATGTCATCTATAAAATTTTGGAGTTTTGCTTGATGGTCTTTACTCTTTGCAGCAAGCATGTCCATATCAACTGTGGCACGAATTTGATTTTTACGTTTTTGAGAGCTTAATATCCTACCAAATAAATCACCATAATCAGCAAAAAGCCCATCAATAAGCGGTGATAACTTGTCATTACGATATCTTAAATGAATGACTTCACTTTGTTTAAAACTTCTCTTAAACTGATAATCTTTTACGGTGACATTTGTAAAAGTATCTTCAAACACAGCGTACTCATTATGTTCAAAGTCATCAGCGATAAGTAGATCACCATCATCTGCTTGTATAATTAAAGCTTCATTATCATAAATAAGTTTGTAAATGAACTGTTCCCAAAAGGTACTTGCTGTCATATTCTTATTGGGCCTAACATTTAATCGGTAATAAAGCTCATCTTTTTCGAATTTCCCACCGTTTTTTACTCTGAATTCTGATTGACTAATTGTCCTTCCTAAAAATGATATACAGGTATCAATCGCTATTCGCTTCATGTGGACTCTATTTGCCTTTTCAATAAACATTTCCACATCAAACATAAATCCTAACTCACTATTTCTTTTAAATACCGCATCCAGCCATCCAATGATTATCACCCCCTTTATTAGAATTTAATACCATCTAGCATAAAATCAAATTCATCCACAAGAACGTTATCCGCTTGCCATAATGCATGGATAAAAGCTTGGAATCCATCTGTTTTTCGCTTGAATTCATCTTTTTTCAGATATTCTTTGTTACCGTCTTTTTTGATGTGGACGTAGACGTTATTGGTGTACCAACGCATTAATGGATTATCACCAAAGATAATGCGATTGTTTGCAAATAATGTTTCAACTCGTGGAGCTAAAAGGGAATGAATTGCTTTTGGATTACGAATGTATAACAATATGAAACCTTCAGCTTCAAGTGCTGATTTAACAAGATCAAGACGGAACGTATCAGCTACAATCGTATTAAACCCGTATAACTCACGCATTTTTACAAACCAATCTACAATGTGAGAGATATTAATGACTGGTTCATCTAGAATAGTAAGCAATCCTTGTTCTTCCCATTCTTTAATAGGTACTTTTAATTTCACTTTGTCCAAAAAGCCTTTTCTTACAAATGAATGTGATTTCCAAATGTAATCCTCACCATGTTTAAACAGTAATCCGACTGATGCAAAGTCCTTGATGCTGGCGAAGTCGAGGCCGCCCACAGCAGTTTTGTGTCTTAGATCTGGAACTTCTCTAAGCGTTACTCCATCTTCTTCATAACCAGTACGCATGATTTCCTCCCACGGAGCTACAGACTTTGTTAAATCTGTTTCGGGATAATTCATCCGTTTTGTTATAAATTCTTCACGGTTTGAAGGATTATTTTCTAATTGTTTATATTGAGTTAATACCTTTTTAAATAATTGTTTAGCGTAAGAACTTCTCGGCTCGCTAAACATAGGATTCGCTTTTTCCCACACATCAGGATTATCAATTTCTTCTGGATTATCGATCTTGCAGATGAAGGGAAACAATGGGTCTTCTAAATCTTTGCCTTTTAGAATATTCATCGCTCGCTCTTTCGTCTTGTCTAAGAACCCATCGCGAACAAAACCATCTGTACCAATAAAAAATTCTCTAGCATTTGGCACTTTTCCAAGTCCACTAGAGAATACATTTACTACATCAAAGTTTTCATATCGATGTATTTCATCGTAAATAACACAACCGTCACGAAGTCCATCCTTAGAACCAGCATTAGATGTATGATATTGCATAATGCTTTGCGTATCATTACTCAGTATCTCTACCTT